GGATGTTCGGGAAGTATGGGGAATTTGACAGCTGGGAGGAGATCGCGAGAGCGCTGAAAGCCCAGCAGGCAGAGGGCGACATGGATGCCGTCAAGAGCATAGCTGAAGAGAACGGACTGGACATGGAAGACGTGGAGGCATACCTTGACGGCGTGGAGACGGACATGGTGATGTGCAAGCTGGCAGCATATGGCAAGCTGGCGGTGGAGGAGAAGGAGCACAAAGTAAACGGTATGCTCTCCGACTGGGTGGACATCATCAGGGATGCCGCCACAAGCAGCGATGAGCTGGCAGCCGGGATACGCCGCAAGGGCAAAAAGCTTTCCGAGGTGCTGGCCAGGTGCATAGATGCGAGCCTGGAGAGCAAGTGCATAGTAGATAAGAGCATCACGGGGCTTTGCTGTGCCGAGATCAGGCAGCACACTCAGAATCATCCCCTCACGATCGGTGGGACGCCCAAAAGGAAGGTACTGGAGATAGTGCGCGAATATTACTGCCCGGAGACCATGAAGCCGCATAAACACCTAAACGGAACGGCTGCAGGAGGCAGATCATGAGGGCATATAAAGGCTTCACCCCGGACCTCATGAGCAGGCTGGGCGGGAAGCCGGTGCAGTTTAAGGTGGGGCGGACCTATGAAGAACCCAGGGCAAAGACAGTCAGGGAGGGCTTTCACTGCTGCGAGAATCCCTTTGAGTGCCTGTCCTATTACACCTATGGTCAGGACCGGTTTTGTCTGGTGGAGGCGTTGGGCGACATAGACGAGGATAAGGATGAGCGGATCAGCTGCACGAAGCTGACTGTACTCAAAGAACTCTCCGAACAGGAGTTTTTCCTTGCAGGGGTAGCCTACATGATACAGCATCCCTTCCGCCGGGGCTGGGAACAGGACCGTAAGGGCGTGGAAGTACACAGGAAATATGCTGAGGCGCATCGCCCCGGGGATATAGCCGTGGCACGCGGGGCAAACCCGGCAGTGGAGGCAGTGCCCGGAGCGTATGTGGCCCTCATCAAGGAACTGTCTCCCGGATCCGGCTGGATGGCGTCATGGGCAGACGTGGCACAGGCAGCGGGCACATACTCCCTGAACGATACGGGAGAGGTGACCTTTGCGGCCAGGAAGGCGGGCAGGAAATGAAATACAAAGCGATAGAAAAGCTCAGCCATGCACCCGTAACCTCAAACGGCCTTTACATTACTGTCCTGTTCCTGGGGTCTACCTTCATACTGGACTTCTGGCAGAATGGGTACAAGACCGGGCGCTATGCCATGAATGCGGACACCGGGGAATATGCCTCACAGCATCAGGGAACCACTTGGACCAACAGAGGCCTGATATGGTTTTTTGACCATAACCCTGCTTCACATGGATATTATCATTATTTCAGCCGTGAAGAAGAGGAGAGCTTGCTGCAATTCCATGACAGCGGTGAGAGGAAGCAGCTGGAGAGTCTGATCGGGATGAAGGAAAAACAGGAAAGGGCACATTATCGCATATCATTTTTTAACCTGATCACCCGCATGGAGACCGAGTACAATGTGAGCCGTCGTGAGACCAGGAGCAGGAACCATATGAACAGGGTGAATGCAATAATGGACAAAATCCATCCTCTGCCGGAGGGACTGGAGGAATGGATAGACGGCCTGGCAGCGGGCGGCAGGGATTACATGATAAAGCATATTGATAAACCGTCCGGAGCAGACCGCTACAGCTGCACTGCCTGCGGGAACAGCTTCACGGAAAAGCAGGTGGCAGGCCGGAACAGGGGACAGCTCCCAAAGAATCGGAGGGAGTGCAGGTGTCCCAAGTGCAAGGCAGTGGTGATCATGGCCAAAAGGGGAGTGCAGGACATCCGCACGAGGTTCTATCTCATGCAGGACGTAGACGACAGCCTCAGCGTCTCCCGGCACTTTCAGGTGCATATAAACTACCCGGCAGGAGATAAAAAGCGCATATGGATGTCAGAGGCGGTGAGATTTGTCATGTTACGGGGCATTGCCGCCAGGAGAGGCGGAGCCTATGAGATATATTTCAACCAGATACCGGCATATGAGTATGGATATTTCAGCACGGCTTCAAGCTGGGATACAAAGAAAGGTATGGGCGGCAGGTTCATGGGAGCGGGGTACCTATACCCGTATGGCGTGACTGAAGCCCTGAAGGATACTGATTATGAGCCGTGGATGCACACGTTCATGGCAGCGGCCGGGAAAGGACTGCACTGCGATTACAACAGCCTCATGGCCAGCAAGGATCCCAGGAGCGCAGAGCCGGCGCTGGCCGGAGTCTGCGAGCTGTTGGTAAAGGGCAGGTTCTACAGGCTGCTGGAGGAAACGTCCGGGCATGTGAATATATGGAACGGAGCCTATTCAGGCACGCTGGATATATACGGTGACAGTATCGAGGCCGTGTTCGGGCTGCAGGATCGGCAGCTCATAAATAGGCTGAGGGATAAGGACGGTGACGAGCTCCTGCTGGATTGGCTGAGATATTCAGAGAGCTCCGGCAGGAAGCTGTCAGATGCCTTTATCATCTGGGTCACAGAGGAAAGCATCAGGTTCAGCCTGGCAGAGGCTGCTCTTGACAGGCTGAGCCCGGAAGCACTGATGAACTATATCATCAGGCAGAAAAAGGAACAGTATTGTGGCAGGCATGACTATTCGGTTTTGGATCAATACACAGACTATCTGGAAATGGCGTCAAAGGAAGGCAAAGACCTCACAGACGCCATGGTATATAAACCCAGGGAGTTGAAAAGGCGGCATGATGAGCTTGTGGAAGAGATAAACAAGCGGGAGATGATCGAGCAGATGAAGAGAGACAAGGCCGCCATTAAGAAAAAGGCGAAGGAATACCGCGAGCGCTTCCCGGGAGCTGAGGAGAACCTGAAGGAGATCAGCCCGAAATTCACCTGGGAGGATGAAGAGTACAAGTTCATCGTGCCAAAGAGCCTCCTGGAGATCATTACCGAAGGCCAGGCGCTCCACCACTGCGTAGGAGCCACGGACAGATACTTTGACAGGATAGTGCAGCGTGAGACCTTTATAGTCTTCCTGAGAAAAGCCTCAGCGCCCCGGGAGCCATATTACACCATAGAAGTAGAGCCGGGGGGCACCGTGAGACAGCACAGGGGAGCTTTTGACGAGGAACCCGACATAGAGGAGATAAAGCCTCATATCAGGAAGTGGCAGGCCCATATACGTAAGTATATGACCGATAGGGATCATGCAGACGCGAAGCTGTCAAAGGAAAAGCGTGAAGCCAACCTGGAACAGCTGAAGCGGGACAAAAATACAAGGGTGCTCTCAGGGCTTTTGGAGGACTTCATGGAGGCAGTCTGAGAGCCGCTGCGTTTAGGTGTTTATGCGGCTTTGAGGATATCAGGCGATGTAAAGGATAAAGGAGGAAAACATGAGTTTTTCAACACAGGTAGGGAGAGGGGTCGTACCCCATGAGGTGATAGAGGACTTCGGAGCAGCCTATGATGATGGCGAGTGGGAGCTGAGGATCAGGCTGGTGTCATGGAATGGCAAGCCGGAGAAGTATGATATCAGGAAATGGAGTAAAAAAGAGCCTGACAGGTGCGGTAAGGGGCTGACATTGACCGGTGAAGAGATCGTGGCATTGACGGATGCGCTGGTGATGATCAGGGATACGTGAGGAGGCAGGTATGGGAAGGAAATACAAGAACGAAAGCAACCGTGTCCTGAAGGAATGGCTGAAACAGGAGCAGATATCAGTCTGTGAGCTTGCCGGCCACATACCCTGCTGCACGTCAAATCTGTATGTATGGATGAAAGCTAAGCTGGAAGGCGAGAGGCTGGAGCTCGTACTGAAAGCCCTGGGGGAGATATTGGAGCAGAGAAAAAGAGACAGGATGCTGGAGGAGATATTCACGTAAAGGAGGAGATATGGAGAGAGAGATGTTAGAGACCATCCCGTCGGAAGCCTGCGTGGTGACCGCAAGCCCGTTCAGGGAATACGACCAGCTGAGGATAGCGCTGCATGATGAGATCATAGCAGGCCGCGAGACCTTTGTGCGGATAGGCTACCTGCTGAAGGTGGCCAGGGACACCGACATATTGGGCGGGAGCGGTTACAGCACTTACCTGGAATTTGCCGAGGGAGAATTTAACCTGGATGCCAGCAGCGTATCGAGGTTCATCGGGATCAATGACCGCTTCTCGGTAGGGCACAATTCGGAGGAACTGGCACCGGAATACAGGAACTTTGGCCGGGCGAAGCTTCAGGAGATGCTCACGCTGCCGGACTACCTGACGGAGACCTTCCAGCCGGAAATGAGCAAGAGCGAGATAAAGGCCGTCAAGGAAGAGTATGAGGAAGAGCAGAAGATAACCCCGCTTGAAGTGTACACTGAGCCGGATCAGCGGCAGGATGAGTCCAATATCGAGCGGTTTGTCTATGATCTGCTGAAGAAGGACAAGGAACTGTATAGCCTGCTGTTTGCAGACTATCGGTACAGGGAAACCATAGACAGGACGGATGACTTTGTGGACGATGTGATAGAGAGGTTCCTGCCTTGCGATGACTTCAAGATATGGATAGCCCGCCCTGCCGGCCTGGGTAAATGCCAGCTGAAGCTGACTGAAGAAGACAGGACGGCACAGTTGACGAGCCTGCGGGGCGACTTCAAGGACGAGGTGACCTATGCAGAGCTGACACTGGCAGTGGAGAAGCAGATACCCGGGGGGATAAAGAGCGTGGGCGCAGCCTGGGAGACGCGTTTCGGGGAATTGTGGGAGGATCCTGACGCGGAGAACAAAAATGCACCGGTGCAAGAAAAGCCAAAGAGCCCGGAAAAGAAAAAGAGCCGTGTATCGGTGGCCAAGGATAAGCCCAAAAAGGAAGCTCCGGCAAAAAGTGGGATAAAAGAACCCGAAAAGCCGCATAATGACTCTGCGGGAGAGCATCCCAAGGAGCCGCATAAACACCTAAACGGAACAGAAGTCGAGGTGGCAGAGAATGTGTATGTACCCGTTTCCATGACCGGCGGGGTAACCGACGCGGAAATGGCGTCATATCTGACTGAGATCAGGGAGCACGACAGGGCGGGACTTTTTACAGAGCTTGTATTGAACACCGGGGAGCTGGCGAAGAATGCCAGGAACATGAGCCGTGACCGCGAATCGATCAGCTACACGGCAGCAGTGACTGAGGCCCGCAAGATAACCTGCCTGCTGAGTGAGATCAAGTGGCGATGGGATGAGAGCAAGGAGCTGAGGGAGGCAGCAAACGGATGAGAGGAAATATCACAGAGGAAGAGATGGAAGGACTTGTACTGAGGGACGTGACTGCGCCGTGCAAATTCTGTGGTCAATATGTATCCTTCAAGTGGGATCCTATAAGGCCTATCTCAGAGGATGAGGAGATAGAGGAGGCTTCAAAGAACTGTAGCTGCGAGAGCGCCCGGTGGTATCAGGAGAGGGATACCAAGATAAACCTGGCCAGCGAGAATATAAATGACCTGTTCGGAGATCCTGATGAAGCTGAGTTGCGAAACCTCTTCCTGTATGCCGTGAAGATGATAATAGACAAGGCAGTATTCAAGATAACCGCAACAGCAAGGAATGGAGCAAAAGGAGAGTTCTCTATAACTGCCTCGGACAAGATCAAGATAAAGCGCACGGAGGCGACTGTGCAGGAGGCCAGTTTGTGATGAAGTCCATAATGCACGATAAAAGGGACGGCACTTGTTATCTGTGCATGGCAGCGGGCGATTACTCCAGGCAGACGTGCCTGGAGGAGCACCACTGCATACATGGAACGGCGAACCGGCAGCTGTCGGAGAGGTGGGGCTTAAAGGTTTATCTTTGCCCCGCCCATCATCGCCATTTACATAGTGACAGGGATGGACGGATAGCTGATGTATACTGTCAGATGGCTGCACAGAGGGCTTTCACCAGCAGATACCCGGACAAGGATTTCAAGGCCATATTCGGGAGAAATATCATAGACGCGCTGCGAATACGCAGCAAAAAAGAGGCGGGAGCTGCTATAAACGCAGCGGGCACGGGGGGTAATGGAACAAAAAAGGCAGCAGGCTTTATGCATATAGATAACCAGATAGAGGACATACCGTTTTGAATGTCGCTCTGCACATAATCCGGCTAAACAAATTATGACAAATATAGAGGTGTCGCAATGAAAAAAACAATATGCCTTGACATAGAGACCACTGGCCTTGACAGGGTGGTGGACGAGATCCTTCAGCTGTCGATCATCGACGGCGAAGGGAAAACACTTTACAACCGGTATTTCAAGCCCGAGTGGCACAACGAATGGCCGGAAGCCATGGCGGTGAATAAAATCACTCCGGAGAGTCTGAAGGATAAGCCGTTTTTTAAGGACTGCATAAGTGAGATCCAGGAGATAATAGACGGCGCTGACACCATAATCACCTACAATGGCATATGGTTCGATATCCCGATGCTGGAATTCAAGGGCATAAAGTTTCCGGAGGATTATCAGAGCATCGACGTAAAGCAGGAATACGCCGAGTATATGGCCATCTGGAACGAGAAGGTGAACGGTTGGAAGTGGTGGAAGCTGACCGAAGCTGCAAAGTATCTCAGGATCGAGCATAAGGCTCACGACAGTCTGGGAGACACGCAGGCCACCTTGGAGGTATGGAAACGTATGGAGACGTGGAAAAGACCACTGGATTCCGATCTGTGGAAGATAGGCGACCGCATTTACTGCCCGTCTTATGAGAGTATGCACTCCAAGCTGAAGCGGCTCCGGGAGGCGGGCATAGATGCAAGGCAGGGAGCGGAGCCCATGGTTCTGATAGTAGTGGAGGTGTTTGAATGACAGGACAGGAGCTTATAGACTGGATAAAAGAGAATAAGGCAGAGGATTATGAGATAAGGTCATATGATTTTTACGATAATGAAGTGGCAGTTGATCCTTGTTTAGGAAAAGAACGCATTAGAACGTATAAAGATGGCAAAGTCACTTATACCGAGAACTATTATATAGAAATATAAAAGATTGATTCTATTTAGGAGGATAATATGGATTTAATTAGAATTGAAACGCATGAGGGCAATGCCGTATTGGAACATTTAATAAATATCAAATATATTGTTAGAATGTCCGATTTGCCAAATGGACAGAGTGAGATACTAACTGAAAGTGGGGATAGATACATAGTCAATCAGAGTATATATAAGATTAAAGAAATGATAGACGATGCAATGAAAAGTTGATTTTATGAGGTGGAAAATGACGGAAGATGTAGAAAGTGAGGTAGAAGAATGACACTTGATGAACAAATTGAAATATTAGAAAACAATGCAGAATTTGAGCGAAAAGATGGTGATTTAAATAGCTGTTTAAATTTCAGACAGCTTGTGGAATGGCTTAAAGACTACAAGCGGCTGAAAGATCAACAGCCTTGCGAGGACTGTATCAGCAAAAAGAATGAAATTGTTCCTTCCTTCAAGCCGTCTGGGGATACCCATATATTAAAATGTTTGCCCCAGTATTTCAACGAGGTCAGAGATCGCAAAAAGAGTTTTGAACTCCGTAAGGATGACCGTGATTACAAGGTGGGCGATAAGATAATCCTAAAAGAGTGGGATGGGGAGGACTACACTGGGCGCGAGATTTTAAATATTAAGATTCAATACATCCTTCGAGATTGTCCAGAATATGGATTAAAAGAGGGATACTGCATATTAGGATTCTGAGGAGCAGGAGGGAGAAAATGCGGATAGGCAGAGATTCATGGAACATAATACAGAGAGTTATAAGGCGATACCCCGAGAGCAAGAGAAAATATCAGGATGCTCTTGATGCGGCGATGTATCCCGGTGCCAGTGAAAGCAAAGGCGACCCCTATGAAGTGGATCCCGATTATACAAAGCCGGTATCAATTACGGAGGCCGCCGCGCTTCGCCTGAATTCTCCGTATGTTCAGAGACTTAAAAAAGAGATCGAAGCCGTAGAGACCGCATTTAATAATCTGGATTCAGGGGAACAGTCTTTGATCCGTGCCCGCTATTGGGTAGATCAAAACAAAAACCAGCAGTATCATAAGCTATTTGAATTGCCTTATGCTGAAAGAACCATGAAAAGGATATGCAGAAAGTTTATTGCAAATGTGGGATTGAGTATGGGCGAAATCAGTAATGAATAAAAAGTTTTTAAAAATATAAAAAAGTGCTTGCAATATGGTAAACCCTATGATATAATTATAATCAGAAAGGAGGTAAGAGCCGATGATAAAAGTCAAGAAAATAAAAAAGATGCTCCGGCGAATGATTGAAGCCATCTTCACCGGAGCAGTTGCCGGAACAATCGCAGGACTGATTGTCGAGTGGTTCAAGCGAAGGTAGCGACAACGGGGTGGGGGCGAAAGCCCTCACCCACATCTTAACAAATTATTATCGGCGAAGCAATATGAAAGATTCAGTTATAGTAGCATTTATTGTGGGATTCGTGGTATGCGCTATAGTGTATTACATCAGGAGCAGAGAGGAGGATGAAAAGGATGCCAAGGGGTGAACCGAACAAACAGACCATAGCATCAGAGAAATATCAGAAAAAAGCAGGTTATAAAACCATTGCTTTCAAAATGAAAGGTGATTTGCCTGACAGATTCTCTGAAATATGTGACAGAGTGGGGCGCCCGAAATCAGCAGTGATAGCAGAGCTGATGGAAAAATTCATACAGGAGAATGAAAGTTCTTAAAAGTTGGCACCAAAAACGCTTATCAAATGTGATATGATGTAAACTGTAAAATTGATCGGGTGCCACCCCAGGCATAAAATGTTCTCCGTAAAGTGACTGAAAGAGCAAGCTCAAAAGAGTTTGCTCTTTTTTACGCCGTGTGTCGAAGGCTTCACGGATAAGCAGAAGAGGATCCTTATCTTCCATGAGCTTCTTCATGTGGGGGTGGATGCCGACGAAGATGGCTGTGAAAAATACCGCACTGTGCCTCATGATCTTGAAGACTTCAAGCTGATCATTGATCGTTTTGGCGTTGATTGGGATAAAACAGATGGATAAACCTAAAGCTAACCGTAGAGCTGACCATACTGCCGGACACAGAGCCGCATTCGACCGGAACAGACTGAAGCTCATCAGGACAGGCAAAGCGTCAGGCGCTGTCTGTGCTATCTGCGGTGGAGAGATAGACTTTGACAGAAAGTATCCTGATCCGATGTCTGTATCAGTGGATCATATAATTCCGATCAGCAGAGGCGGACATCCGAGTGACATAGATAATCTTCAGCTTGTTCATATGCGTTGTAACATTGCAAAATCGAACAAAATAAGTGCAAAAGATGGAGAAAATGAGCAGAAAATGAGTGAAAATGATGCAAAAAAGGAAATTTCCATGCGCGACCTTCCTCAGTCCTGTGACTGGGTCAAATATCGCTGCAAAGCTTGATTTTCCTTGCTTTCTGTCTCCTTCTGGGGGCCTGTCCCCCTCCCTTCCGGGGCGTTCGTACTCCCCCGCCGTTACTGCCCACATATCTCGCTGAGAAATGGAGCCTTGAAATGGACTACAAAGGAATAGATTACCTGAAAAGAAAACTGGAAGCCAAGAGGTACAGGGTACTGAAACGCTACGGCTATTATGAGATGAAAAATGCCATATATGACCGTTCGCCTATGATCCCCGAGGGCATGAAGTGGCTGCGGGCCACGCTGGGATGGTGCGCTAAAGCTGTAGATTCCATCGCTGACAGATTGAATTTCATAGAATTTGATGATGACGACTTTGACCTGAACCGGATCTTTGAGATGAATAATCCGGACGTGTTCTTTGACAGTGCGATCCTGTCGGCGCTCATCAGCTCCTGTTGTTTTATTTACATTTCACTGGGAGCTGATAAGTTTCCGCGGCTTCAGGTGATAGACGGAGGCAATGCAACCGGCATTATCGACCCGATAACCGGGATGCTGACAGAAGGATATGCTGTTCTGAAGCGTGATGACAACGGCCTTGCTGAGCAGGAAGCTTATTTCATGATCGGCAAGACAACATACTACGAGAATGGGAAGCAGACAAGTATAGTTGACAATAAAGCGCCCTATACCTTGCTCGTGCCCGTGATCTTCCGTCCGGATGCGGTGAGAGCGTTTGGGCATTCCAGGATCAGCAGGGCGTGCATGAGCATACAGCAGTCTGCACTCCGGACGCTTCGCAGGGCAGAGGTGTCAGCGGAGTTTTATTCATTCCCGCAGAAGTACGCTACGGGATTGGATCCAGATGCTTCGCCGATCGACAAGTGGAAGGCGACTATATCAAGCTTCCTCCAGTTCGACAAGGATGAAGAAGGTGAAAAGCCCATCCTGGGACAGTTTACCCAGCAGAGCATGAGCCCCTATACGGAACAGCTCCGGATGCTCGCCGCACTCTTTGCCGGTGAGACCGGCCTGACCCTGGATGACCTGGGCTTTGTGGCAGAGAACCCGTCAAGCCAGGAAGCGATAAAGGCAGCTCATGAGAACCTGAGGCTGACCGCCCGGAAGGCACAGCGCACATTCGGCACAGGCTTCCTTAATGTCGGATACCTTGCGGCGTGCCTGCGGGATGATTATGGATATCAGAGACGGCAGGTTTATAGGACTAAGCCTCTATGGGAGCCGATATTTGAGCCGGATGCGGCTAATATGTCGCTGATCGGTGACGGTGTGATCAAGATCAACCAGGCTGTGCCGGGATACTTTAACCTGGATAACCTGAGACTGATAACGGGCATGGAGCCTAGCAGGATGGAACCACAGGAGACAGAGGATGCAGGACGTATCGCCGGAGCTTCTGAACAGAATACGCAGTGATTTCAGGAAGTCGTGCAGAGAAGATAAGCAGCTGGGGACTGTCATTGACAGGATAGACAGCGGCAAAGGCACATACAGGGAAGCTCAAGAGCTGGCCGGGAGCCTTGGCGATAAGCTGGGCGAAGCGTACAAGGGCAATATGACGGCTGAGACGCTTCCTGATGGCCGGCTTTACCGGAATATTGCAGAGAAGGTGATCCGCCCCACGCTTCATGATAACTATGAGCTGGTGAGCGAAGCATCCCAGAAGGTGCAGAAGGTGCTCAATGATGATGCAGGCATCGGCCTGAAGGTCCAGATCCCGGAGGAAGACACTGACAGGGTGGATGGGATCATTGACAGGGTTTCTGATCATGTGGATGAGTTTACGGCTGAGTCTGCTGATGACCTTGCGAGCATGACGGAGAATTTTACCCATCATGTGGTGGATGCATTCATCGAGAAGAATGCGGATTTCCAGTATTCAGCAGGCTTGAAGCCCAAGATTGAGCGTGATGCCATGGCTGAGTGCTGTGAATGGTGCCTGGATCTGGCCGGGACGTATGAGTATCCGTTGAAGGACAGGAGCGTGTTCCAGCGCCATAAGGAATGCCGGTGCGTGGTAGACTATCATCCCGGCAATGGAAAAGTGCAGAACGCTCACACAAAACAGTGGCGTGATGAGACGGACAGTGATATACTTGAAGCACGCAAGACTATTGGTCTTGAACCTCTCGTGGATCCGGCGAAGATAGAACAGAGGAAGCAGTTAGAAAAACAGACAGGTGGAAAAATAACAGGAGGGCATCATTATATTGTTGATCCTGTTGAAGGCGAAAAAGGTTTATTAGCTGCTAAGTATTATGAAAAATATGCTAAGGTTGATGATGCTGAAGTTATATCAAAGAATACAGGATTTAGTATTCAAGATATACGAATAGTTAGGAGTCATGTTTTTTATGAGAAGCATAATTTAGACACAGGTTATGAGAGATTTGCTCCTGATTATGATATGGCAGTGGCTTGGAAACGTCTCCAAAACGGAGATTATTACTCGAGAGATATTACGCTATTAAATCATGAACTTCTTGAAAGTCAGATTGAAAAAGAATATAATCTTACTGCAAGAGAGGCACATGATAGAGCAAATAAAATATACAATTGGTTGAAACAGTTATGGGAAGAAACAGATGGTAAAGGAGAACCGGATGGTTTATTGTGAGTTGGTATCAATAGATGGGAATATGGCTAAATATATATTCGGAGGATCATACAAAGATCTTACGGGTGTTTTTTTTGTGAATAAGGATGATTTAAGTTTTAATCTGACTAAAATGCCGCAAAATTCCTATGTACTTGTGAGACATTTGAAAAGTATGCTTTCAAATTATATTGATGAGATAAAAAAAGGTTTTTTCCCTGATAAAATGTCACGAGAAATCTGATAAGGAGTAACCATGGCGAAGGATGAGAAGCTAAATAAGCTATTTGAGTTGAGTAATCCAATAGTGGAATATCTTCAGAAAAATTTCCACCCGCATACATCGGTAGTCATAGAATGGGATGGCATACGGGTGGAGGAAACATTAGCCACAGTTGTTAAAGAATGCGTTGTTGATTAACCTCCTTTCATCATATTTCAGGCTGGCACCTGATGAAAGGATTATAGCATAAAAGCACTTACAAACGTAGGTGCTTTTTTGTTTGGAGGAAAGCATGCATGATTGATATAACAGGCGAAGACGTGAATCTGATAATCGACAATCTTTGCATGAAATTCAATACTACGGTTGATAACCTGATTCCGGAGCTGATAAAGTTAAAGACTGTTTCTGCAGTCGCATCTATATGCGTATGCATAATATTTATGACGACAGGCCTGATAATGTTTAGGAAGGCAATAAATATAGCAGAGGATGAGCTGAGTTTCGGATGGGCAATGTTGAGCATTTGCATGTTTGTTTTTTTGGTGATTACCTTCATATGTTTCGGTATGAACATGTATAAGCTGATCGTATGGAGCAATGCACCGTATGGAGCGGCGATAGAGTACATATTGCAGCTCTTGCGGAATTGATAACAAGGAGGGAATGTTATGGCGAGGACGAGAGTCGGCCGCCAGACACCCACCAAATACGTTGTTTTACCTTACAGGAAGACCAAAGGGAAGGAGGCTATATGCCTTTATCAAGAGACAGGCCGTAAGGCCCAGCAATGGCAGAAAAACCTCATAAAGGATGTACTGGCATATACCAGCGGCAAGAAACAGCTCTGGAAACACACAAAGATCGGTTATTCCGTGCCCAGGCGTAACGGAAAAAACGAGATTGTAGCTATCCGCGAGCTGTATGCCCTTATGAACGGGGAGAAGGTTCTACATACTGCGCACAGGACTACTACTTCGCACGCTGCATCGGTCCGGCTGGCAAGGTTCCTTGCTGACTGCGGATATGAAGAAGTGCAGAGGGTAAAGAAGGGCGAAGCATACGGTAAGCATTATACTTACTCAAAGCAATTCGGCCTTGAACGTATCACTCTGCTATCAGAGGGCGGCGGGTCGGTGGACTTCCGTACCAGAAGCGGCAAGGGCGGCCTCGGTGAGGGCTTTGACCTCCTGATCATAGATGAAGCACAGGAATATACGGACGAGCAGGAGAGCGCTTTGAAGTACGTGGTAACTGACAGCGCAAACCCTCAGACGATATTCTGCGGCACGCCTCCCACTCCCGTCAGCTCCGGTACGGTGTTCCTGAAGTTCCGGAACACGACCCTGGAGAGCGGCACGCCGAATGGCATGTGGGCTGAGTGGTCCGTGGATGATGTGTCAGATATCCATGACCGTGATCTGTGGTATGAAACAAATCCGTCCCTTGGCAACACACTCACAGAGAGGGCCGTGGCCGATGAGCTGGGCGGCGATGAGACGGACTTTAATATCCAGCGTCTCGGCCTGTGGATCCAGTACAATCTGAAATCTGCCATATCCGAGGCTGAGTGGGCAGACCTGAGGTCTGAAAAACTGCCAAAACTGAAAAGCAGACTGTTCGCGGGCGTGAAATACGGCGTGGACGGGAATAACACAGTATTGTCCATAGCAGCGAAAACTTCAGACGGCAGGATTTTAATTGAGACCATTGACTGCCGCCCCACGAGGGAAGGCAATGCCTGGATAACTGATTTCCTGTGCAGGGCAGATGTCAGGATGGTAGTCATAGACGGCAAGAATGGCCAGATGATACTCGCCGATGAGATCAAAAAAGCCAAAAGCAGGTATCCATCGACATCAAGGATCAAGATCAAGCTGCCGACTGTCGCCGAAGTGATAAGCGCACATACCATATGGGAGTATGCTCTGGAGAAGAGGAGTATCACCCACATGGGGCAGCCATCACTCATGCTGTCAGTGACGAACTGTGAAAAAAGGGCAATAGGGAACAATGGTGGCTGGGGTTATAAATCCCTGGCTGATGATGTAGATGTGGCGCTTCTGGAAAGCGCAGTGCTGGCACACTGGGCATGTGCGGAATGTAAGGAACAACGTAGACAAAGAGTAAGTTATTAAAGCACCTCCGGGTGCTTTTTTACTTCATAAAATTTACCGTACCACGCGGGCAAGTGGGTGAAAGGAGACCAAATGGCAGATTTTACACCGATCACCAGCCAGGAAGAGCTGGACAGGATCATCAAAGGAAGGCTTGAAAAGCAGAGTGAGAGCTTCACAAAAAAGTATGAAGGCTTTGTTTCGCCGGAAGACCTGGCGAAGATCAGGAGCGATTACGATAAGCAGGTCGCCGACCTGAACAGTGCTATGAAGGCTGCATCCAAAAAGGCAGAAGCCTATGACAAGGACATTGCTGAAAGGGATGCAAAAATAAAAGGGTATGAGACCTCAGCACTGAAGGGCAGGATAGCCCATGAAACGGGCATACCCTATGAGCTGGCCGCAAGGCTCAGCGGCGAGACAGAGGAAGACATCAGGAAGGATGCTGAGAGTCTCGCGCAGTACGTAAACAAGGGCGAGGTGCCGCCCATGAGGAGCACTGAACCTGATGGCAGCGATATGAGAAGGACAGCACTTACAAACCTGCTGTCCGGTCTGAAAGGAGAATGAACATGAGTAATCCACTTTCTAAATCTACACTGTTTGACCCTGAGCTGGTCAAGGATCTTATCAACAAAGTAAAGGGTGAGTCTTCCCTGGCGAAGCTTTCCGGGCAGTCCCCTATTCCTTTCAACGGCATGAAGGAATTTACCTTTACTTTCGATTCCGATATCGACATCGTAGCTGAGAATGGCGCCAAGAGCCACGGCGGTGTAACTCTTGCACCTGTGACCATCATTCCGATCAAGTTCGAGTACGGCGCCAGGGTATCGGATGAGTTCGAGTATGCGTCCCAGGAGGAGCAGATCGACATCCTGTCCCGGTTCAATGAGGGCTTTGCGCGCAAGGTGGCAAGAGGTATCGACCTCGCCGCTTTCCATGGCGTCAATCCCCGCACCGGCGCAGCTTCTGCGGTAGTCGGGAATAATCACTTTGATTATGCAGTTTCCCAGCACGTGACCTATGGCACCGGCACAGCCGATGAGGATGTAGAAGCAGCCATTGCGCTGGTGAACGGCTCTGATAATGATGTGAGCGGCATTGCCATGGCACCTGCGCTTGCGGCAGCTCTGGCGGCTTTGAAGAACGCTTCCAACGAGAGGCTTTATCCTGAGCTGGCATGGGGCGGCAAGCCTTCGTCTCTTAACGGCGTGCCTATCTCCGTAAACAGGACCGTTTCCGACATGACCCTTAGGGATGACGGAGAAGCTACTCCTACAGTGATCCCGGATATTGCCATTGTCGGTGATTTTGCCAATATGTTCCGTTGGGGCTATGCAAAGCAGATCCCTACCGAGATCATCAAGTACGGCGATCCTGACAACAGCGGCAACGACCTGAAGGGGCATAACCAGATTTACATCCGCGCTGAGGTATATCTGGGCTGGGGCATCCTTGATCCCAGCGCTTTCGCCCTTATCTATTGATCGGAGGCGGGCGCATGAAGTACAGGAATCTGAAAACCGGCGCGGTCATTGATGTGGTCTCAAAGGTATCAGGAACGGAGTGGGAACCCATCGGGGTTCCTGCCCCGAAGCCTGCTGATGCCATATCAGAAGACAAAAACCGCAAACGTAAGAAAAAGGCGGCAGGAAATGAGTGATTTTGCGACGATCAGCGACATAATTGCATTATGGCGGCCCCTGACGCAGGCAGAGACAGAGCGGGCGACAGCTCTGCTCCCTGTTGTGTCAGATATGATACGCTTTGAGGGCAGCAAGTACGGCTATGACGTGGATGCCATGGTGACTGAGTCTGCGAGCTATGCCAATGTTGTAAAGATGGTGACCGTGGACGTGGTCGGGCGGATCCTGAGGACGCCGGTGACCGGTGAACCCATGACACAGGAATCACAGTCGGCCCTTGGCTATACCTGGTCAGGTACGAGCGCTGTGCCTGGCGGAGGAATATCGAACGCACTGATGCGCAATGACCTGAAACGCCTGGGCTTCAAACGCCAGAGATACGGATATTTTGACCCTTACGGGGTGGAGGCAGCCAATGAGACCGACTGAATGCGCCCAGAGCGTGATACTGTATGAAAAAGTGCAGACCGGCACGGACGGGATGAACCTCCCGGTATATGAGGAAGTGCCTGTGACGGTCGAAGGCGTGTTCATAGGCAGCCCCGATGGTCAGGAGGTGGCCAATGAGCTGACCCTGACCGGGAAAAGGTGGCTTTATACCCTTGGCATACCAAAGGGAGATACCCATGACTGGGAGAATGCCACGGTTGAGTTTTATGGCAGGAGATGGCGTACTTTTGGCGCGCCGGTCGTGGGCATTCCGGAGCTGATGCCCCTGCCCTGGGGCATGAATGTAAAGGTGGAAAGTTATGGCGGATAAGTTCAGGCTTGTCAGATTCGAGCTGGATAAAAAAGGTGTGGGGCAGATCCTCAAATCAAAGGAAATGCTGGATATGCTGGAAAAAGAAGCCGGAAAACAGTCTGACGGCGACCATCATGTCAAAAGCTTCATAGGTTTTGACAGGGCGCACGCCATGGTTTATCCAAACACGAAGGAGAATCCGGGATGATAGACATAAAAGTGATCCAGTATCTGAATGACGTTATGGAAGAACCTGCTTATGGGATGATCCCGGAAGTAAAGCCTGCCCGGTACGCAGTGGTGGAACTGGTGAAGTCCGGGATAAAAAATCATATCAGCAGGGCTAGCGTGACTGTGTACTGTTACGCAAGGACAAAAGCTGATGCAGCCCTTTACGCCGAAAGTGTGAGGGATGCCATGCTTGATATGGATGTTCTGCCGGAGATAACGTCTTCCAAGCTGGGCAACCTGACGGCCGGTATCGACCCCGGCATCAAGGAACCCAGATATGAAGTGACGGTAAACCTCTGGTATTATGAATGAAAGGAGAATGAAGATGCCAACTGGTGGAAATACTGTAGGAAATGTTTCTGTAGGTAAACCCAAGGTGTCCGGAGCTGTATTCTGCGCACCGCTCAATACAACGCTTCCGACGGATGCGACAAGTGCCCTGGATCCGGCTTTTAAGTGCCTGGGCTATGTATCCGATGACGGTCTGACGAACAGCAGATCAATGGACATAAACAAGATAAAGGCCTGGGGCGGCGATGTCGTATATTCCTCGCTGACGGAATTTGACGATCCGTTCAAGCTGACCCTGATCGAGAGCAAGAATGCCGACGTGCTGAAGGCGGTGTTCGGAAGCAACAATGTGACTGTCACGGCTGCGACGCAGAGCACTCCTGAAAAGATCAGCATCAACGTCAAATCCTCATTGCCTGATGAGATGGCATGGGTATTCGACATAGCGACCAGGAACAGCGGAGTGAGACGTATCGTTATACCTGATGGTGGTATAACCGAGATCGGGGAAGTGGCCTATACCGATGAGGATGCCATAGGTTATGAAATAACCATTACGCCCTATCCGGACAGCAATGGCATATACCATAAGGAGTATATCGAATGAGTGTGAAAAGGAAAACCACGGCGGCTGCTGATGCCGCCGGGTCCTCCTTTGTGGAGGGCACAACTAAGAGCGGCATAAAATACAGGGTTGATAAAAGGATCGTGGACGATACGCGCTTTCTGCATTATGCCGTGGGCATGAAGGACAAAGACCGGCTTGTGGCGGCCAAGGCTATGTTCGACATGTACGGAATGCTGTTCGGCGGCTCTGACGGTCTGATGGCATTCGAGAACGAGATCGCCCTGCATCATGACGGCATATGCACCCAACAGATCCTCATGAGCGAACTGAATGAAATACTCGGAGCACTGAAAGCAAAAAACTGATGTTCCTCGCCCATGTGATACATGAGTGCGAGGATCTGATGATATGTGATCTGGCTCAGCAGTATGGCATTCTGGATTACAGGACAGTATCGCCGCTCATCCTGGCAGCCCTGGTTTCAGGACTTGGCAGGGAAAGCCGGGTAATGAGATATCTGACAGGCGAAAAACTGACGCTGAATGAGTATCTGTTGGCTCATATGGCTGACAGTCTGGCCTTTATAGCATGGAGCAGGACAAAGGCTGCGGAGAAGGGCCACGGAAGGCCTGAGAGTCTGCTGATGAAGCTCCTGGGAAAGGATAAAGCGAGCCTGACAGAAGATCTGCTGACGTTTGACACGCCGGAGGATTATGAGGCATGGCTTGCTTCAAGAAGAGGTAAGGATAATGGCTGAAAATACTATAGGCCAGGCATACATAGAGATAATACCGACCACTGACGGCATAACAGGGGCGATGGAAAGCGCACTGGGCGGTGCAGGAAGCAAGGCCGGCGCGAGCTTCGGCGGAGGCTTCAAGGCCGCTGCCGCCACAGCAATGGGGAATCTCGCTTCCAGCGCTGTGTCTGCGGCAGCTTCCGCAGCGGCAGATTTTGGCAGAAATGCGTTGAACGCAGGCAAAGATTTTGATAATGCCATGTCACAGGTTGCGGCGACGATGGGAAAATCTGCTGAAGATATCCAGAATGATATGATGAATACCGAGACGGAGCTCGGCAGGCTGAGGGCATTCGCTCTTGAAATGGGCGGCACTACTGCCTTTTCGACCACTGAAGCGGCAGAGGCCCTTAATTATATGGCTCTGGCTGGATACGATGCGGATACATCCATAGCAATGCTGCCTAATGTGCTGAACCTGGCAGCATCAGGAGCTATGGGGCTTGCAGAAGCTTCCGATATGGTAACGGATGTCAGCTCTGCCCTCGGTCTTTCGATAGAAGAGACCACGGTCATGGTCGATCAGATGGCGGCAACTGCATCTGCTTCAAATACTTCGGTTGCGCAGCTTGGAGCTGCCATGCTGAAGATCGGCGGTACTGCTGCCAACATGAAGGGCGGCACTCAGGAGCTGGCCACAGCCCTTGGGATCCTGGCGAATAATGGCATCAAATCAGCTGAGGGCGGAACACACCTCCGGAATATGCTGCTGTCATTGGAGACTCCCGGTGATAAGGCCGCAATGGCTCTTGAAAGGATCGGGCTGAATGAAAAATTTGTATATGATGAAGCGGGTAACCTCCGTGGAATGGATGAGATTTTTACTGATCTTTCCATGGCCATGACAGGGATGACCAACGCCGAGAAGGATGCCACCCTTGCGGCGGTGTTCAATAAAACCGACTTGTCCGCGGCACGCGCAATGCTGGCCGGCATATCCACATCCTTCGATGATCTGGGAGGTGCCCTGGAAAAATCGGGGGTTGACTGGGAAAAGTATGCGGATAAGGTATGGGCGACGGAAGGAGTCATCGAGGGGATTTCCGGGGATATCGCCTATGATATTGCACAGGGTTTTAGCGACGCGGAGATAGCCGATTATCTTGTCAGCGAGTACGAGATTGATACTACAGATGCGATCGCGGCAATAAATGCTGCAAAGAGCGCGGTGGTAGATTCCGGAACAGCCTGGGACAGCCTCAATGCTTCCATCGGGGATGCAAAGGGTGCTGCAGAGGACATGGCAAATGCTCAGCTTGAAAACCTCGAAGGCGATATCACTAAGTTTGATTCAGCCCTGATGCTTGCATATCAGACAGTGTTTGACAAGCTGTCTCCTTCGCTCCGGGAGCTCGTGCAGTTCGGCACGGATGGAATATCGCAGCTGACAGCCGCTTTTAATGAGGGCGGACTTGAAGGACTGCTGACCACGCTGGGCGAGCTGGTATCCCAGGGAACTCAGAAGTTGCTTGATGCGGCACCGCAGATGATGGAGGCGGCTTTTGCTCTTGCCTCTTCGATCGGCAAAGGCTTTATGGATAATATGCCAAAACTGCTGGATACAGTATTGAAGCTGGTCGGGCAGCTTGCGCAGGATATGGCTGCGGCAGCTCCAGAAATGATACCGGCGGCCGTAGAGATGGTCATGAACCTCGCCCTTGGCCTGCTTGATAACATAGACATGATCATAGACTCGGCCATTGCACTGGTAACAGGGCTGGCCACAGGGCTTGTGGATGCTCTGCCGATACTCCTTGAAAAAGCTCCTGAGATCATTCAGAAGCTTGTGGATGCCCTGCTGGTGAATGTGCCAAAGCTGCTGGAGGCTGCCGTCATGGTTGTAGTGACGCTGGTAGAGGGCATTATCCAGAACCTGCCGATGCTCCTGGAGGCGGCTTTTGAGATCATAGGCACACTGATCGCAGGTGCGATAGAACAGTTCCCGGCAGTGATAGACATGTGCCTTGACCTGGTTTCGCAGATGTACGATTTCTTTTTGAACGTGGATACGTCCGAATGGGGCAAGGATCTGATACAGGGGCTGGTGGACGGCATCATGAGCATGATAGGCAAGGTGGCGGACGCGGCCAAAGCCGTCGCAGAGAGCATAGCGAAGTTCATACATTTCTCTGAGCCGGATGTGGGGCCGCTTGCAAACTTCCATACATTTGCCCCTGACATGATGGAGCTGTTCGCCAAGGGGATAAAGGATAATGAGGACATAGTGGCGATGCAGGTATCGAAAAGCTTTGATCTGCACAGCGCAATGGGAGATGCAAGGCCTGTCAGCCCGGTATATGACTCTGCGGTAAATGTGGCCGGAAATGATACCAGCGGCTTGTACAGCCTCATGTCCAGATATCTGCCTGAGATAGCTGCGGCAGACAGCAGCGTGAACGTCTCGCTGGAAGGCGATGCCGCCGGCATCTTCGATCTGGTGCGCAGGCAGAACCGCGTGTACACCAGGGCTAACGGAAGGAGTGCATTCGCATGAGTATGCCATTGATGTTTGCGCCGTTCTGGTATGACGAGAACGCGCATATAGTACATATCGAGAATTATACGAAAAACATCGTGGACGGCACATATGAGGTCAACACCGAAAAGGTATATGACACTTATGAGGACTGTAACCATACGACCCATTATATTTATCTGAGGAGTAAGGTCAGGGGAAAGCTCGATCTGGCTTTCCATACAATGGAAGAGTATGAGCAGTTCCTGGAGGATCTGGATTCAGCTACCAATGAATATACCAGCTTGAAGACCTTATATGTCATACCGAATAATACTCTGAGCACCAAGGCTATAGCTGCCCTGGTTGATTTTTATCCCAAAAGGGAGCTGACCGCAGACGGTGACCTTGACGGCATCGTCCGGCGCATCACGGTCAGTATAGAGGAGGCGTGATATGCTGAATGTCAGCGCAGATGTCAAGACGGCATTGAAGAGGGATTTCTGCCATAAGGAGCTCAGGATCACGATCGGAAGCACGGTGCTGACCAACTCTGCCATATACAAGGATGGCTTTAAACTCACCGAGGCAGTCATGGATGGGACGGTTGAATTCGTGGGATGCATATCATCAATTCTCGAGTTTAAGGTTTCTACCCTGTCTCTTGCCAAAGGCGACTACAAGGGCCAGAGTGTGACTGCCGAGGTGGCGGTGAAGCTGGGAAGCATCCTATCGGATTATATTCCCCTGTTCCATGGATACGTGGATTCCTGCGAGACCTCTGCGGATGGGTACTGGCAGAAGATCACCTGTTTTGATGCTCTTGCCTATTTGACGGATACTCCGGTCTACAACTGGTACAAGTCTGCTTTCGGCGGCGGCTCCGTCACGATGGGATATTTCAGGTCCTATATCACGGGGGCACTTGGCCTGACTGAGGAGCAGATCGTGCTCCCAAATGATTCCGTGAAGTTCAAGAAGCGATATCGGAATAAGGATATCACGGGGCTCATCCTGCTACGGCACATAACCCAGATAAACGGAGCCTTCGGGATCATCGGCCGGAGCGGCAGCTTCGCCTACAGGTATATCAATGATTCCGCAGATCCGGAGCGAATACCCTATTACAGATCTATGGAGTATGAGAATACAGTCATAAGGCCGATCAATACAGGGCTCACCATCCGGACAAATTCAAATGACGCAGGGGTGACGGTCACGTGGGCGAATTACCAGAACTATGCCGGGACGGATCCCGGATGGAACGATGACTCCCAGGACACATATCTTGTAGATGAAGATGATGAAGACATCACCGACGGGAATTATGTCGTGGAGTCGAACCTCATCGCATACAAGCTGAAGAAGGGCAAGAAACAAGTGCTCGCGGCGAACATGATGGCATCTATCGGGAATGATGCGGTGTTCCGGCCGTACAAAGTAGTCTGTAACGGCCTGCCTTATCTGGAATGCTGCGACAAGGTCCTGTTCACTAAGGGCGATAATACTTCCATAGAATTTGTCATAACCAAAAGGACGCTGCAGGGGGTCCAGAACATGACGGACACCTATGAGTGTAGCCCTGAGCAGGAGATAGTGAACGGGAGCGCAGGCGGAGGGTCAGGAGTGAGCACGGCAGACGCCTCATATGTCTCCAATGTCTGGGGATCCACGAGGGGGATGTCGGGAAACCCTGATAATGCCCTCGGGCTCATCGAGAAAAGCATCACGGCAAATGGTACATACGCCGCGGGGGATGATGGGGCCGAGGGCTATTCACAGGTAACGGTAGACGTTCCGGGCGGGGGAGGCGGAGACATCGGAGGTATTCCAATACAGGGCTACCCTACAGAGAGTATAGCCGCCTGGTCAACTGTACACATAGAGGTGGAGGGAGCCAGAAAGGTGTGGCTGAATCTTATCCTGCCTACGCATACGGCGAGGAATCAATCGGGGATAGGCTGTCACATGGACGCGAACGGGCCCTGTTTCTATTATGCGACATCAGGAGGGACGGGACAGGTCGATGTATATTATGCGAGATATGAGCCGGATCCGGAAAACCTGTCCCCGGTCGAGACCGGACTGTATGGGACGTTCACGGATCCTATATTCTACTGGGACATTTTTTCGCGGCGGATTCCCAACAATGACAGATGGGGAAATGGGCGGATACTATCCAGGGTCGGAGATGACCTGGCGGAGAATCCCGGGCTTCATTTCGTTTCGATAGGCGGCTGCTCGGACAGGTATGTCATTGTGTCACTGTACGAAGAAAATCCGGCGTTCCCGGATGACCCACTGAAAAAATTGTGTTTCCACGTGACTCTTGACCGCAGGACTCTTGAAGAGGTCGGCAGGTATTCTGCCAGCACAACAAGCTTCGGTGAGAACCCGCGTATTGCGCTCGGACCGTCTACTCAGATCAGGGTAAATGCGAACAACTATGAATTATACTCAGGCGGTACTTACCAGCAATCTTACCAGACCGATAACAATGGCGGCAGTGCGATCGTCTCAGGCGGGGGCTTCAGCCAATGCTCCCGGGACGATCTCACATGGCACGGGTTCCGCGGCGGTGCGAGCGGGATGGTATCTACCACTTTCCTAAGTCAGACAGCCTTTTATCGGTGCGGCGCCACCACATACGGAGCAGTGTATCCGCTTGGTGGAAACGGTGTGTATTCTCCAAACTTCGACCCAGAGGACACCGCAGATCTTGCGAGCGGGAATGGCCCGTGGTTCACGGTAGATAAGTATTTATATGGAGCAGGTAATCTGATCTATTTGTATGAGGACGGAGGGACGGTGAAGATAATGCCCTCCTCTTTGATCTCTGACGGCAGATATCTGGGATATGTTAAAACGGACTGCACCCAGGGCGTACAAAACACGGCATACATTCTTTTTAGTTGACGCAGAAGGAAGATTTAAGAAAGGAGCAATGAAATGATTATATTGGATCAGGTAGAAAAACAGATGGGCACGGATGCGAATGGCAAGAGGATCCTGAGGGTATCGCTTGACGCTGACACAGTGGAAGAAGTCGAGGCGATCGGCAATAATCCGGCAACGGTGCAGGGCATGCCTTCCGATACCGTGATAGGCCCTTTTTCGTCATGTTTTACCGTGACGCAGAAGCTGGGGATCCTTGGCTCTGATGGCGTGTGGAACTTTGGCAGTGACACCAGTGATGCCAACAATTCTGATGATTAAGGGGGTGAGGTCATGCATAAAGATGCAAAAAAGGCCCTTGGGGCGGCGAAGCAGTACACAGATGAAGCTATAGCCGAAAGCGGCGGCACGAAGGATTATGAAAAGCTGACGAATAAGCCCGGCATTAACGGCGTGGAACTGTCCGGGAATAAGACGGCAGCTCAGCTTTCCCTGGCATCCCTGGTGGATGGCAAGGTGCCGGCAGCGCAGCTCCCGAGCTACGTGGATGATGTGATCGAGGGATACCTGCATGAGGGGCATTTCTACGAGGATGACCAGTATACCACCGAGATCACGGGTGAAGCAGGGAAGATCTACGTTGATCTTGCCAGCAGCAGGTCGTATAGGTGGAGCGGGTCTGCTTTCGTGCGGGTGGATGATGTTGATCTGACTAACTATGTCCAGAAATCCCAGACTGCTGGTCTGCTGAAGAACGATGGCACGATTGATACAGATACGTTTGTTAAGACTTCCTCAACAGCAGGACTCCTTAAAAATGACGGCACGGTTGACACAACTGCTTATGCAAAGCAGAATGAAATGTCTGTAACTGATGGAACAGGAGCAGATGCGGATAAGACCACTATCCAACTGAAAAGCGGAACATCTGCAACTGTTCTCAAATCTCATCAGAGTATATCAGGCAAAACCGACAAAGTATCCGGTGCTACAAGTGGTAACTTTGCGGCTTTGGATAGTAACGGAAATCTTACGGATAGCGGTCATAAACACAGTGACTACTTAACCCAGCATCAGAGTATATCAGGCAAAGCCGACAAGGTAGCAAATGCGACAAACGGTAACTTCGCGGCTTTGGATAGTAATGGCAACCTTACGGATAGCGGTCATAAGCATAGCGATTACTTGACCCAGCATCAGGATATTAGTGGGAAAGCAGACAAGCTTACAAGCAGTGCTAACGGTCATTTAGCTTCATTTGATGCGGATGGTAATCTTGCAGATAGCGGCAAGGCTACAACGAATGCCGTGACTCAAAACTCGACAGCTTTAGTTGAAAGTGGTGCTGTTTATACCGCTATAAATACCGCGATAGGCAATGCAGTAGATAACCTGCTTGCTGCGAGCTATTAAGGAGGTGCTTATATATGGGGACTTTTCAAAATATATCAAGTATCTTTAGTGATATAGCAAGCGCTCTGCGCTCCAAAATGGGTGTGGCAGATACGTTTCGTCCGGATCAGATGGCTGGCGCTGTGAATAATATTCCTACGGGCGCCCAGGTCGATGAGTATAGAGAGGGCACGTATACTAATAATTATCCGTATATAGCTACATTGAAAGTAGGTAATGAACCCCAAAAGGTTGTCCAGTATAATAGCCTTACAGAGGATAATACTTGGGAACAAACAACGCTTGGAAATTTATTTAGTCCAAGTTTAGGATTCAATTCACCAGTATACATGGGAAATAGTGTAACATCTATTGGCAAGGGCTTCAACAATTGTACGTGGTTAAATAGTCCAATATTTATTTCAGATAGTATCGCAAATTTAGATAATTGTTTTAATACTTGCGTTAGATTAAATAGTCCAATTAGAATAGGTAATAATGTAATCAGTATGAATTACTGTTTTTACCAATGCTACAACTTCAATCAGCCAATTTCTTTACCAAACACTGTTCAATATCTTGTTCGTACTTTTGGCCTTTGTGATTGTTTTAATCAGCCTATAACTATACCTAACTCAGTCATAAATATGAGCCGTACTTTTCTATACTGTAATGATCTTAATCAGCCTATAACTATATCTAATTCTGTTAAGTATATGGCGGGTACTTTCGCTGGCTGCAAAAAATTCAATCAGTATATAAATATACCTGATGGTGTTTTAAATGTCGAATCCTGTTTTAGCGGATGCAGCAATTTAAATGAATATGTATACTTTCCCCGAAGCGTAGGAAACTATCAAAGGTGTTTGGAAAATTGCACAAATTTTGGAAAGGATATACTTATATATAATAATACTCCGACGTATGGAAGTTTTAATAATATGCTTGGATCAACAAACAATTCACGTATTAAAAAAATTTGGTGCATTTCGACTGCTGCAAATGTAATCAAATATGATGTCGCAGGAACTGGAGTCGCCTGGGACACTCTACCTGACAACAACGGTTACTACAACACAGCCTACAACATATACATCTACAACAACTGGACGCCATCATAAATAATATTAAAGTGAGGTTTAGAACATATGACAAAAAAAGAGAATACCAATAATCAAATCGACATCATTATTCCTGCATACAAAGCACAAGGTACTATAAGACGTACCCTCGCATCCATTTTCATGCAGACAATCAAGGATGACCTGCATGTGATCATAGTGGATGACGCCACGCCAAATGGCAAGAAGGAATATGAAAAGATAGCTTCTCAGTTTGCTGATCTGGGAATGGACGTGAAGGTGATCCATCTTGAAAAGAACGGCGGCCCCGGAGTGGCACGGCAGAAAGGTATAGAAGCAGGCACGAACCAGTATTTCACCTGCATAGATGCCGATGATACTTTTGCTTCTGCTATTGCACTTGAGACCATGCGGGAAGGAATGACACAGGAAAATCCACAGTTCCCCAAAGACAGCATTAAGTGTGTATCAGCGACTTTCCTGCAATTAGGAGACACATTAAAGCAGACAATGCCGCACCAGAATGATATGGTCTGGATGTTTGGGAAGCTCTACAGGCGAAAGTTTATAGAGGATTACGGTATTAAATTCAATGATACAAGAGCCAACGAGGATACCGGCTATAACAAATGGGTACAGCTTCTTTGCAGCAATCCCAACGAACAACTTCGTTTCCTGCCTGAAGTAGTATACTTCTGGCATAATAAAACCGATAGCATTACCCGCATAAACGATGGCCAGTATGCCCTGGATCAGTGCTTCTGTGGTTGGACTGATAATATGATCTATGCAATCGAGAACGTCAGGAAAAAGCGGCCTTTTGATGGGAATGTAATACAGATGATATGTTCAGTAATGCTTCAGCTCTACTATTACTGGGTTGAAACAGTGGCAAGAAAACCGGTCTTTGCTGATCAGAACTGGGAATACGTAAAGAAGTTTTACAACCGCTGTTACAAAAAGATTGAAGAGGATATTACTGAAGAGGCTCTTTCAGAGATGTTCAGCATGACATCTATGGGAAAATACAGAGATGGCAGTATGATCGGCATTATTCCTCACATTGGCATAAAAGAGTTCTTTGAAAAGCTTCACAATGAGGAATATGATCCTGACCATATATATGAAGTATGGGAAAAGATGAAAAAAGATCCGGAAGCAAAGCAGCTGATCCAGAATAACGTGGACTGTGGCGTATGCGCAAGAAATTATACAGAACCGCCCAGAAATAACAAGATTTTTGAAGCGAGTTTGCTTGAAGCTAAGGAACAGGCTTGACGCATGAGAGGATGAAACCTAAAACGAGGAAAAAGAACATGATACAGAGCATTGAATTTATCAAGCTGCTCTCCCTGATCGGCATACCGTCCATTTTTGCCATGGTGTGCGCCTTGGGCGGCATGCTAAAAAATCAGGGGAGGAAAATAAAGATACTCATGGACGCGCAACAGGCACAGATGCGGCGTGACCTCACTGAGGACTATTACAAGTACAAGTCCAGGGGAAAGATAAGCCAGCGTGACCTTGACGACTGGGAGGCTCAGTATCAGGCCTATCACGCTCTCGGGGCTAACGGTGTGCTGGATAGCATACACGTCCGGATGCTTTCCCTGGAGCTTGTGAAAGATGAGGAGTGAAGCATGCAGAAATACCATACCATGGACATAATATTGGCAATCCTGGGCGTGGCCATAGTGACCTTCACCGTCACCATGATAGTGCTGTTCTGCGTCTATCAGGCCATCCCTGACACGCTGGTGCAGTGCTTCTTTGCCTGCTGTGGATCCGAGGGCGGTTTTATGGCATTGATAATGATAGCAAAGAAAATCAAGGGTGATGTTCCCGACATAAATGACGGTAACATATAGGGGTGTATATATGAAACGTATAAAAAAGCTTACCTACAACGAACGAAAGATTGCTGAGAGCTGGGGGCTGAATGCTGAGAACTGGGGGCGTGAGAAGCTGGCAGACGGCTATATGCTCCTGCGCAATCTCGTGACCAATGAAGTGAGGAAGGTGCCTGCAAGAATCAAATAAGGAGGGAATCTATGGACGATATGATTTTTAATTTGTGCCGGATAGTGGCTACGATAATCGGTCTGGTGGTAGCTTGGTACGTCGTGCCGGCCCTTAAGACGGTGGTGCAGAATCACATAGACAAGAACATCACCGGCTTTATTAACGCCTGCGTCTATGCCGCGCAGCAGCAGTTCAAGCCGGAGGACGGGGCTATAAAAAAGACCTTTGTCTTAAAGCACGTCAAGGAGTGGCTGCAGGTCCGGGGCATCGAGATCACCGAGGATCAGCTCGACATCCTGATCGAGAGCGCAGTGCTGACTATGAAAAGCGAAACAAGGTAAGATAATAAAAGGGAATAAATAGCGAGTCCAAAAGGTTGTATTTGTTGTTGATCTCGATATATTCAAACATCCTTAAATATATCTTGTGGTGAAAGAGGCTTGCCGTGACTTTATTCCCTTTTATATACAGGTTGGTAGTTTAATGGGAAAACACCGGTCTCCAAAACCGAAGATAGGGGTTCGATTCCTCTCCTTCCTGTTATGGTTACGCAAGACGAGAAAATACTACATTTAAGGGCGCTTTTTGCAGAAAATGGACAAAATGTCGGTTCAAATGTGCGCTTTGGGCAGTTTTCGGTCATTTTCAGCATTAAAATGGTCATAAAAATATAGCATCTGCTATACCGGGAAGGAGGTACGCTATGGGTTTTATAATAGGATCCGCAAGGATTGACGAACGGGGCAGGGCATCAGGAGGAGCTGCCGGCGATCAGAAGCAGGCAGCTGTCCCCGATCGGAAGGGCGAGGTTTCACTACAGGAGTTTTATGTATCGTCCAAAGGATGGTATATCCTGCGGCCGAAGAGTTACGACGTTGGACGCAAAATGGCAGAGGCCATGAAACGTGCGTGCAATAATCCAAACATCGGATATGATCAGTCGCAGCGGTTGGGGATCCTGGCGAATGGTACCGGCTCCAAAGTGAAGACGGAGTGCGACTGTTCGTCCCTGGTTCGTGTCTGCATCAGGGAAGCCAGCGGGAAAGACGTTGGGAATTTTACGACCGCAAACGAGGCTCACTGCCTGCTCTCCAGCGGTATGTTTGACAGGCTCTCATATTCCCCAGGCACGGCCTTAAAGGTGGGTGATGTATTGGTTACAAAATCCCGTGGCCATACTTGCATAGTTGTCGAGACTGACGCACTCCCGGAGCTGCGGAAGGGGAGCAAGGGCGATGTCGTAAAGGAATTGCAGACCCTTCTCAATTATTCCAGCGTGATCAGTCCACCACTGAAAATAGACGGTTCCTTTGGGACAAAGACAGAGGAAACCGTAATACAGTTCCAGATAACCCGGAGCCTGAAACCCGACGGCATAGTCGGACCGAAGACCTGGGCAGAATTAAAGCGTTAATTTAATAAGTCCTCCCGCCATATTACAGTCCAACGGCGGGAGGGCTCTTTTGCATTTAATGTTTATAACAGCTTGCAATTTGGCTGTATTTTGGTTTATAATGTGCCCACAAAGGAGGGATTAACTATGGGACACATTAGTGGTGGCGCCAAAAGAGGGTTTTATACGGCTTTTAATTTTGCCGGAGTAAGAACGAGGGAACACACGCATATGTTTGTGCTCAAAAGAAGGACACCGTTTATTGCAATCCCAGATTGTAGAGTGTCCAGGATGCTATGTGGCCTGTCCCTATCAGAACATTGGAGAAAAGTAGGAAATGAATTACGAAAAACGCAAAAAGAATTCGGACAAACTGTTAATGGACAGTAAAAGTATTGTTAGATGGTTATTAAATTGTTTTAAAACCCTCTCATCCCCATGACATTGAAGGATGAGAGGGTTATTATTATTTTGGATATTTCAGAAGCTGACGCGCAGGATTGAAAGATATTAAAGCAAAAATGGACACAAAAAGAGGTAGACATAACATATAATAAATGATAATATGGATGGCGTGTCCATTATAAAAGATACCCGTGTGGGTAAAATTTACCCACAATTTACCCACAGAAAAGGCATAAAAGCCGTATGAACAAAAGCTTTAAGCGATATTTACAGCCGGTTCAATTCCGGTTAGCAGCTTTTTGAAGTGCGCCCTTGTAGATGCGAGAAACCCAGTATTTACAAGGGCGCGCGGCACTTTTCGGGTGCTTTATGAAATTAAGAAAATATTAACAAAATAAGGCATTTTTTAGATAATTTACCCACAATTTACCCACGGATTTGATGCCGTTTCGGTTTACATAACCCGATCATGAATCCGAGATGAGTTTCTTTATTTTGTCCAGGTATTCCTTTTGACTCTCCTTGTACTCATCCTGCATGGTCCGGCGGTAGATCTTTTTCATGGTATGGTCGGTTTTCCACCCTCCAGCTTCCTGTATGAGCTGGTCGGGTATGCCAAGCACATGGGCGTAGCTGGCAAAATATGCCCGCAGGTCGTGGAACCGGAAACGGGTCAGCCCATGCCTGCCCTGGATGCGGTGAAGTTCACGCGGCAGGTTATTGGGATGCCCGCCATAGGCACAATCTTTTTCCCTGATGATGTCTGCTACATCTTCAGGGATATAGATGTGCCGCGTAGAGGTCGGATTTTTGGTGGTGTCCTTCATCACCAGACCTTCAAGCCCGTTGACCTGGGCGCTGTGGATCCTCAGGCAGTTCCCGTCCAGGTCTGCGCTCCTGACGGCCATTATCTCACTGCGGCGCATTCCGCAGATAGCCAGGGCGAAGGGTGCATAGTACTCGGTGCCTTTCACATCCTCCATGATGGCGGCTATGTCCTCTTTTTCCGGGAGATACATATCCCTGGGCCTGGGCTGCGGGAGGGTGGTATGGAGTGCGAGGCCGGGCCGGAACATCCCCAGCACGGCAGATATGATGGCATGGACATTGCGCACCGTCTTCGGAGCTACCCTGGCTGATATGGAGTTGATCTCCCTCTGGATCGCGAGCTGGTTCAGTTCATTGATCCGGGTGGAGGCAAAGGAGACGGAGAGCTGTGCATAGTCCCCCCGGTAGGATTTCAGGGTGGAGGGTGAGAGCACGTCCGACTTTGCTTCCAGGTAGCTTTCAAAGGCCTGAGCAAATGAGATATTGTTGTCAGCGAAGCTGGCGGCGTTGGCGGTCAGCCTTTCGAGAGCCTCGGTAGCCTCTCTTTTGGTGGGCTTGTGGTCAAAGGTCACACGGTAGCGCTTTCCGTCCACCATGCGTGTGGCTCTGTACTTGCCATTCTTCAGTTTTTCGATAGTCATAATGATCCTCCTTTGTGATTGTTATGATTGTTTATAGTTTCAAGCAGGATTCCGGAGTGGATAGCTGGGGATCCTGCTTTTTTTTATGCCCGGATCCGCAGCTTCTCTTCACCCCGGATCCGCTGCTGCGAGCATAATAGCATCCTGCCGGGGATAAAACAATAGCTTATATATAAAGATATACTTTACCGCATGGGTAAAAATATAGCAGTTGCCCAGGCAACTGCCGGTACTCTGTCCGGTTTCAGCCCGTGCGGTACGGTCCGCGTGCTCTCCTGGCGGCTTCCTGTTCCTGGATGAGCTGCTGCCTGTACCGTTCCACTTCCTTTTCTATGTCTATCTCCTTCTCTTCTTCGTTGGCTTCCCTTGCCTGTTCTTCCCTATATAATGAAGCTGCTATTTCTTCCAGCACCTTCCATCCCGCAGAGTCAAGATCCGAAAGTACGGATATGAGCCTTTTCTTGAAAGAGTCACCCTCCACTTTTAGGCTGTCCACGAACCTCTGTATGTCATCGTCCCGGCTTGTCTTCGTGTACATCTCACCCTCACCGGTGCGGAGCCAGTTCTCATTCACGCCGAATTCACGGCAGATCAAAGAAAAAACTGCTGTCGAAGGTTCTATAGCTCCGGTTTCATATTTAGCTACGGTGTTCCGCTTGCCGCCTAATCTAATCGCAAATTCTTCTTGTGTGAGATTGGCAGTCTTTCTAATTAGTTTGATACGATCTTTCATTCGATTACCCTCCCTATGTGCGAATAATAAAACAAAAAGACTATTTTGTCAACAAAAAAAGGTGACTATAGGACAAAAAATTGTTGACAAGGGGCATTTAAGGACATATAATTGGCACTAAAGCACAAAATATTGTGTGTTGAGTCACAAATATCACATATCCGACCCACAAGCCCGGATCATATTGCAGGGCAAGACAGAAGCTCTTCACGCCGGGCCGAAGATTTCAAAGGAGGTGTTTATGAAAAGCAAGTGGTTCGTTCAGAACAACCCGGCAGCGGGCTCCACTCCGTACATCATAGCCAGGTGGCGTGATGAGAGCGCGGTGCACCATAGCGGCAATCTGGAGCATTACGGCGGCTACTCGGCCGACAGGGAGGAGCTCCAGGCTCAGGCCGACGAACTGAACAGGAAGGAGGAAACATGAAAATAAAGATCGGAAACATATAGGCCGGGACATTTTTCACAGTATTCAAAAGGCCCGGCAGCGGGCAGAAAGGAGAAACAATGGAAAAAGAAGAAAGACAGATCCTGGAGAGGATCGCGCAGACTCTGGAAAAGCTACCCGAGAAAACCATAGACCGCTTCCTGCTCATGGCAGAAGGTGCGGCCTTCATGGCAGAATCTGAGCATTATGCAGAGAAAGAAAAGCAGGCAGAGCCTGTCACCTGACAGGCATCATCAAACAGGAAAGGAGGGAATATGCCAAGAGTAAGTTATCTGATGACACCGGAGCAGATTGAAAAGAAAGCAGAAGAGGAAAAGCAAAAAGAAACAAGGATGGCTGCCATACATATAGCTGAAGGGATAAGGTGCAAGCTCCGGGAGCATAACAAGCCTGATAAGGCGCTGGCAGAGATATGGGGAGTGCATCCGGTAAGGGTATCCCAGAAGCTTAAAGACGGAAAAGTAACCATGGTTGAATTTTTCAAGCTGAATAAAAAGATGCCATTCAGCGAAGCAGAAATGAAGAGGATATTCAGTTAGCACCGTGATCCGTCCGCCTGCAAGGGCGGCAATGCGCCAAAGGGATTCCGGGGAGGCTCCCACTTCTCCCCGGAGCAGCTCGAAAATTTCACGGACGTTTCAAATAATAATAATGAGGCTTCATCAACCCCAAAAGCGCAACACAACACACAACACAACACAAAACACAACACCCCTGCGGCGGGCTGCTACCTTTGCCGCTCTTGCAGGCGGACGGAATTGCACCGGTGCAAATGAAGGAGGGATCCGGCTATGAATGATAGGGGTATAGGCCTGATAGAGCTGCTTGTCATAATTGTAATGGTGATCTTCATTACGTTCCTGCTGTCAGGCAGGGTGTGGGCGGCAGATCAGGAAGGCCAGGAGATGTATCTGACCTGTTACTGCCCGGAGAGCTGCCCCGGCACGGTGACGGCCACGGGCGCAAGGGTGCGGGAGGGCATCATAGCATCCAGCAGAGAGCATCTGGGAGACGGGGCGATGATCTACCTCACGGATGGTTCGTTCCTGGGCTTCTATGAGTGCCTGGACACAGGCGGCACGGACGGGATAAAGGCAGGCAGGGTGATAGATATGTACATGGACAGCCTCGACAGGGCGAAGGAGATCATGCGGATATCACAGGGGCGCTGCCTGGTGATATGGATCGAGGATCCGCAGGGATAGGAGGGCGATATGTGGTTTTTTAATCTCATGGAGCAGGTAATGGAGCTGGCAGAGCGTGTCAGGTGTCTGGACAGCAACAAGCTGGTAGAGATAATGCTGCTGTCAGCAGTGGCTTTTGTAATGATCCGGCTGATCGGCGAGATATTTACGGAATAAAAGAGACCGGTCCAGGGTGACCGGCCTCCAATCCATGCCCGTATGGAAATCTCAAGCGCTTTGATTATACACCATACGGGCATTCAGGCACAAGGTATTTTTCAGACATTATTCATCATTTTTCACGGCAGCCGCAGGGCTGCCTGGGGACTTGATGAACGGATTAACATTTCAACGTATGGAGCGGATGCTATGTATAACAGGACCATTTACAGGGCAGGGGATACCATAGAGGTGATGAACTACTATGGCAGGGGCCGGCACCCGGAGGGCATGAAGAGGCAGAGCACCTCGAAGACTCCGGAGCAGATCGCCAGGGCAAACCGTAACCAGCAGATAAAGAAGCTGAACAGGATCATCAATGCCAACTTCAAGAAGGGGGATATGTACTACACCCTCACTTACAAGAGGGAGTGGGAGAAGCCGGCCACCGAGGAGGAGCTGCTGAAGGACATCACAAACCACCTCAGGAGGATGAGCGAGAGGATGAAGAGGCGGGGGCTCGTCCTGGTGTATGTCTACACCTATTCCATGGGTAAGAGCGGCAATAATCCCCACGCCCACATCATTACGAATATCCCTATGGGGTATGAGGAACATGAGGAGATGATAAAGCAGCTCTGGATCAAGCTGGATGCCACCATAGTACAGAAGGCGTCGCTGAAGGACGTGGAGGCAGGACTACAGGTATGGGATGCTAAAGGCAGGCTGGCAGTTCTGAAGGGTTTCATCCACTTTGCCAGGATGTGGGAGGGAGGGCAGTACATGGCTCTGGCAGTCTACCTGGTGGATCACTCCTACACAGGGGAAGTGCCTCAGGACCGGGAGACCAGGGACACGCTGAAGGACTTCATAGCAGAGGCAGAGAAGGACATGGAAGCGAAAGAGGAGGGGGTCGCAAAGGAGCAGGAGGCAGGCAGTATGGATCAGGAAAAAGCCCCCGGGAAGAGGACGCGCAGGAAACACAAGAAGGCCTTTGAGCATTCCAGGAGCTGCACGGTGCCCCAGCCCGAAAGAACTGTAGTAAAGGCCGGGAAGTTCCATATGAAGCCCAGGCCTATAAAGGGGTACTATATCCAGCCGGGGAGCGTGAAGAGCGGGATTGACCTGGCAGGCTGGCCATACCTGTCCTATACCCTTGTGAGGATCCCGAACAGAGCCGGCAGGAACGCAGCAGGTGCGAGAAAGGAGAGGGCAGGGTGAGGGCTGACATATACATCATGACCACTTTCAGGGGAGTGAAGCAGAAAGAGGGTAAGGTAATGTACCTGATCAGGGTAAAAAGGAACGGCGAGGATAAGACTCTCTGCCGGTGTCACAGTCTCACGGATGCCACTCCCCTGATGGCGGAGCGCCGCACGCTGATAGTGGCACTGCGCAACCTGCGTGTGCCGGGATCCGCAAGGATGCACCCGGGCTATGAGCCGCACATCTATATCAGCCGTGCCGACCTGGCCAGTGCAGTAGGTAAGTGGGTCGAGGGCTGGGAGAGGGTAGGCTGGAAGACAGTGGACGGGAAACCGGTCAGGCACTGCGAAGAGTGGAAGGAGCTGGTGGAGCTTTTGCGTGACGTGGAGCCCGTGTTCCACGTGAACGAGGCACATGAGTTTTATAATTGGATGAAAGGAGAGATAGGGAAATGTCAAGCAGAGTCAAAAAGGGTATAAGCAACGCATGGGAGAAGTCAGGGCGGTATATGCCCCCGCCCAAGGATGGCGAGCCAAGAAACTGGATCACACCAAGGCAGGCGGCGGCAGAGTTCATGAGGGACATCATGGACGGGGCGAAGTATAACTGTAGCAGGAGCATAAAGAGGAGGTGAAAGGGATGTTCGGGAAGTATGGGGAATTTGACAGCTGGGAGGAGATCGCGAGAGCGCTGAAAGCCCAGCAGGCAGAGGGCGACATGGATGCCGTCAAGAGCATAGCTGAAGAGAACGGACTGGAC